GTATCAAGCCCTGCTTTCGATAGCATTCCGTTAATTGTTGTAACACTTGGCAAAAGTCCGAGCTTCCTTGCGTCACGGAGCGTTGCTGGTCGCTCCCCAGTCTTGCCGTGGACTGTATAGGCTGGAGTGCCGTCTTTCTTATACCAGTGACCTGATTCACTTAATTTCTCCTTGACTATCATAGTGTCCTTAGAATGGGGGTGGGCCAAAACCATCATCATCTGCCAGCTTGGGCGCATTCTTTTCACGCTCCTGCTGACCCCGCCACTCGCTACTCTCCGCTATCTTTTCCTTGTAATACTTAGGTAGCGCATCGTATTCTTCCTGCTTATAGTTTTGCAACCAAAAGATTTTGGTGGGGTTAATACCTTCAGGCTGGGCGTTACGCAATGCGCTAGGCACAGGGCTGATACCTGAAATATTAGCGTACTTACCATCCTCAGAGTGCGTAATGTTGACCATGCAGAACTTACCTAATAGGTTTTTGAGGTCAAAGTTCTTACGATCTTCAGCAGTCATTTTTTTGCTTGACCATGACTCTAAGTCTTGGCGTAATCGTGCCTGATCGCCTAAACTGACCGTATATCGTTTGGATACGATTAGTGGCTTACCATCGTCTGTTTTTAATGGTTTGCCTTGATCGTCATCCCCGTGCAATTCCCAAGTCAATACAACCTTGTGCATGATCTTGGTTTCTCCAGCCCACTCGGTAGCTTGGTGGCCTAGGTCAATAATAGAAAAAAGCCGTGCCATTGAAAGCCCTGCTGGGGCAATTTTAAAATCTCGTTGGGTATCAGAAATAATCATTTTTTCTCTTTCGTTAATAGGTTTCTAACAATGTTTCGGCAATACGCATTAGCGGCAGTTTCTTCTGAATCACTAATCTGAAGTCTAGCCACATCCTTGTACTCAGGGTTAAATACTTTTAGACCCCGTGCTAATAGGTTTGACTTTTTGTTTGCGCTAATCCTGCCATCGGTGACCTGACGGATAAAGTTCTGCGCTACATTAGGCAATTCGTTAAATTGCTGGTGACAAAGGTTTGCGTATAGTTCCTTGACATAGTTTTGGTTATACCCGTCAAGGATTAAACAGACTGCCGCAGTCCTCATTGGCGCAGAGGAATAGACTTTAATCTGTTTACCGCAATACTCGACTAGGCTATCGGATACCTCGCCCACACCCGTGTTATAGATTTCTAGGCATTCTTCTGCGCTGGTGACTGAATTACCACCGTAGACCAATCTAGCCAATATACGGCATACCTCGGTAGTCCTAACATTAATGCCCGTCAGGTCTGACAATGTACGCTTGATGCCGTTATCTAAGACCTTATAAGCCTCATCACTAACACCAGTGCTGACTAGCATTTGTACTGGCGTATCGGCTTCTATGATGGCTTGTAGGCGGTGCTGTCCGTCAAGCAACCGACCTGACTTAGATATGCCTAAACCTTGATGGGTCAATATCCAATCACCACGCTTGATAGCCTTGGCTAGACAAGACACATACCAACCCCGTAATTGGCGGTTATCGGTGTTCTTGGATAGATAAACCTTTGCCATTTCAGGCGTTACTAACTGTACTTGTGGGGTCATATTGATCTCCCGTATGGGTTAAGGTCTGCAAATACACCTTGTAAAAAATCACGCTGACGATTAACTGGCGCAAAGCCACAGCCATAGCGCAGTAAGTCAATTTGTTCCTTGGATAAGTCTGCGCCACCTTCTAGCACATTAAAGATGCGTTCAAGTTCACCTTGAAGCTGTAGTAAATCATTAGTTTGCGATTCTATTTCACTCATAAGAGTTCTCCTGTTATCACGGCACATACCGTACACCTATATTAACTTAACTTAACAACTAATGCAAGAAATATGTTAAGATACCTTATGAACTCAGTCGCTATCATTCGTTTATTGGGTGGCCCTACCAAGGTTGCTAAATTGCTAAATATCAGCGTTCCTGCCGTATCCATGTGGCAGAACGGGGACATACCTTACGATAAGCTGGTGATCCTAGCCGCAACCCTTGAGAAACAAAGCCACGGGCTAGTAAACCGAAAGACCCTATTTCCTGAAAGTTATAAATTAATTTGGCCTGAGTTAGATTGATTTGTGTATAATTGCGATGTCAGGTCTGGAAAACTCGACATCGTAGCGTAAGGCTCTATTCACATGGGCTGGATTGACTACCTAGTTTTACTACTTTGTCATCTTTCCAGACCCCAGCCCAGTTGAATAGAGCTTTTTTCATTTGTGCTGGCGTAACGAACGGGTATCCGAGTGTCGCAAAATGCCAGCGAAATAGGCTAGATGGGGTAGAGGCCAGTTAGAGAATGAACTGGAGCGAGGGTCGACACCTGCAATACCCCCAAGTAATCGGTTCTAGCCGACTTGGACAGCCTTGCAACGGCATACATCACTAGAATAAAACCCACATTGGTGGTTGGTCGTTCTATGGAGAAACGATGCTTAAAAAACAAGCTGGCAAATGGGTTTGGGTAGATGAACCACCACCGCCCGAAATACTAAAAGCGGTAAACGACCACCTAACCTTTCTACAAGCAAGACCCGTAGAAATGACTGAGGTGTTCGGACTTGCCTACAATACAGGCGGTTTAGCAGAATATTGGAAAAAAACAACACTTAGGGTAAATCCCTATAAAATAACTGTTGACATGGTTAAGCTACCTTAATAAACTAGAGGTACTCAATAACGAGTGAGATAGAAAAAGGAGAAACAAATGAAATCAAAAGGTCAAGGTAAAAAAGAGTTTGTAGTAATGCAATTTGATGACTACAAAAATGAATGGCGTAACTGGAGTGTTCCAGTAACTATCAAACAAGCGTACTTTATTCTTGCTCGCAAAAACGCTAAATATTACAAAATTGAGCAAATCGCTAAATGATCGAAACCATAATGACCGTGTTTGCAATCGGTACTTTTGTAATCTTTGCGGCAGTTATGATAATTGCCGCATTTCTTTGCTATTGGATGAACAAATGACCTTCCAAGACTTTTACTCCCTATATCCCCGCAAAATGGGGCGCAAAGACGCTGAACGGGCATGGAATAGGCTAACCCTTACCCAGCAAAAAGAATGCCTAGAAGCCATGCCTAACTACCTTAAATACTGGAAGATTAAGCAGACCCAAAAAGATTACATCCCATACCCTGCCTCGTTCTTAAACGCTGAACGCTGGACTGACGAGATTGACCTAGAACCTAATAAAAAACCCGAACTACCGTGGTACTCGACTGAGGAACTGACCGCCCGTAAAGCGCAGGAAGTTGGATGCCCTGCTTATGCTGGTGAGGCGTGGCAACAATGGCGGGCTAGGATTAGCCAAAAGATTAAGCAGATTGAAGAACAGATGTGAATCCCGATAACTACCTAGTCGAATGGTATATCGGTGTAGCCAAAAGGCGTGGCTGGGATGAGGTAGTACGCCTACTAAAACAATACCCTAAAGATGAAGAACGAATGAAAACATTGATAAAAAAGAGATTAGGCCATGAGAGAGATTGACCCAAACCGTTGTATAGACTTTATCCTTGATAACGCTGGTAAGTACGCATCTGCCAAGGGTGAGTTAGCCCAGCTAGAGTGCTTTAAGAGTTCGCTAAGAGCCATAATGATGCAGAAGTCAGGTGAACAGACTATTGGAGCGCAGGAACGGGAAGCATACGCAAGCCAAGACTACCAAGACTTATGCAAGGCTATTGGGGTAGCGACCGAGAACGCTGAGAAGCTAAAGTGGGAACTGGAAGCCGCAAGACTACGCCACGCTACATGGCAGACCTTAGAAGTATCTAACCGTAACCAAGATCGGATATTAAAATGATCCATTACCACGGATTACCCATAACACCAGCTACAGTCGCTAACTATGCAGTTCAAGCTGGTCATGCGTTTGTTTCATATGCACATCACGATCAAATCGGCACGGCCATTGAGGTTTGTCAGTCATTTGCTATAGACAATGGTGCTTTTAGTGCTTGGAAAAGCGGTAAACCAGTCACCAATTGGGATGCTTATTACGATTGGGCATTAAACCTGAAAAAAGTTCCATCGTGTGATTTTGCTGTAATTCCCGATGTAATTGATGGTACGGAAGCTGACAATGATGCTTTATTAGAAGATTGCCCATTGCCTAAATGGTTTGGCGCACCCGTGTGGCATATGCATGAATCATTAGAAAGGTTAGAACAATTAGCTAATTACTATGTGCGGGTTTGCATAGGAAGTTCGGGAGAATATTCTACCGTTGGTACAAGTGCTTGGTGGTCTAGGATGGGCGCAAGCATGAGAGTCATTTGCGATGACATGGGTAGACCTATCTGCAAGCTACATGGACTTAGAATGCTTGACCCTGCTATTTTTACAAAATTACCTTTTAGTTCTACAGACAGCACTAACATTGGTAGAAATGTAGGAATTGACAAACATTGGAAAAACGGCAATTATCCACCACCTACCAAAGAAGCTAGGGCACAAGTAATGCGGGCTAGAATAGAAGCCCACAATGCACCGCCAGTATGGAATTTTATGCAAGTAGAGCAGGATGGTTTATTTTGAAGTTAACTCAAACATTCTATTTTGATGCCGCACATACTCTAAACAGGGCAGTAAATGTTTATGACCACCTTAAATCTAAAAATATACATGGTCACACTTATCACGCTAGTATCTCAGTAGAAGGTGAACCCAATGAAAACGGCATGGTCAGGGATTTTGGGGATATAAAACACGCTGTAGACGCTATTCGTTACGCTTTAGACCATGAATTATTAGACAATGTGCCTGAACTTGGCATTCCAACCTTAGAAAACCTTTGTTTATTTATTGCAAAAAAGCTTAAAAACATTGGTGTTACTGAGGTTAGCGTAGAACGCAAGGCATCGGGCGATAAATGTACTTATTTAATAAAGGAAAAAAATGATTGAATTACTCAATGAGTTTCAGGTTCTTAGAACCCTAGTCCGTCACTATGACGATGCCCTAAAAAGCAATAACGCCATACAGATGATGGAGATTGCGGTAGACATTGCAGAATCCGCTGTAAAGCTAGAACAAGCCAGCGTGGATCATGCCAATGTATCGTAATAAAAGCTTACTGGAGATAGCTAGAAGCTTTCCCTGCACCCATTGCGGGGCTACAGATGGCACAGTAGTTGCCGCACACTCAAATCAACTAAGGGATGGAAAAGGCCGTGGACTCAAAGCACACGATTACAGAATCGCATCACTCTGCTACACCTGTCACACAGAAATCGACCAAGGTGCAACACTTAGCAAAACAGAGAGAATGGGTAGGTGGGAAGAAGCGCATAGAAAAACGATTGCCCTCTTATTCGAGTCGGGGTTTTTATATACCAAGTTTTGAACAAATGACCCAAGACACCGTGGAATTGTTAAACTCTCTTAATGTTGATTCTAAACCTACCTCTACCCCCATCCGTCAATCATTACTGGGGGAGTCATGGACACAGGCGTTATATCAGCAAGGCAGGAAAAGAGTTCAAAGAAAAAGTTAGCGATTATGTGGTGGAGTGGAAAGTTCCCAAGTTAGGCACTGCCCGCCTAGAGATGCAGGTCACCCTGTACCCAAAAGACAGACGCAAGCAAGACATTGATAACCGAATCAAAGCCCTTTGGGATGCCCTAGCAGATGCTGGCGTATTTGATAACGATGAACAAATTGATGTGTTGATGGTACAGCGTGGTGCAATAAAAAAAGGTGGCGGTTGTCTTGTAGTTATTGATAAAATAGAGGAAACTACACCCATAACATAAGGATTTTTATGGAAAACTGTGCATTATTTGTAGCGACACTACTACATTCTGCGACCAATACCCATTTCTTTCATTGGTCTACCGACAG